GAATTAAATAAAATGAATCGTTCTTTTACTCCAGCAATAGAAAGGCAGTTTGGTTATGGCCGGGGTATGCTTCGATAATGACTGATAAAGTAATGCAGTTAGCAGGTTCTGCAGCTAAAAAATACAAGGAGAAAAAGTAATGCAGTTAGCAGGTAAATATGCGGGGATGACACAGCCCTTGCTTTCTATACAAGATAGTCCCGAAGGTCACCCAGAGGATTACTTTATGCCGAGCGAAGGTGTGTGGAGAAGTCAGCTACTTCCTCAAGACGTAACTATTGATCAAGCAATTATGGATGGTACTTGGTAATGGCCGATAAAGCAATCCAATCTGACGGTACAACCAAACGCTACCTTCCCAAGAAAGCATGGGCTTCTCTTTCTAAAGAAGAAAGGGAAGACACTGATCGCAAGAAACGAGCAGGATCCAGGGAAGGCAAACAATTCGTTGGGAACACAGAGAAGGCAAAGAAAGCTGGTAAAGCTGCTAGGATATATAAAAGTAAGGCTGGTAAATAATGGCCGGAACGAGCGCCCGTCTAAAAGAAATCGTTAACTCATACATCGAAAGAGATGGTAATGAGTACGTTGACACGGGTATTGTCGCAGGTCATATCGCTCAGATGAAACTCTTTGGCATTCGCCAAGGGGTTGAGTTTTTTCCTTCTCAGGATAACTTCGGTAATCAGAGAAAAGATTTTATCGATAAAGTAATTAAATACAACAAATTAGATACCAGGCTTGATTCAATATGGGATTACTTTCTTTGTGATGGGAAAGGGCTTTTCTACATCCGACCTACTAAAAATAATTATCGTCTCTATTATTTCCGTAGCCATGAGTATCGCTCTTATTACAACGTAGATGGTGAGCTAGAAGAAGTCGTAATCATCTACAGCTATAAAGTCAAGACTGGTAAAGGAGGAATATACCAAGACATTGGGTTGTCTGGAATGAGTGGTGCAACCGATCATGAGAACCCTGGACAGAAACGTTATATCCGCCTATCAATCAAACCTGACATTATCGAAGAAACTCACTCAGAAGGTGAAATTTCATTTGACAATGTCAACATGATGACCCCTGGCAAAACGCAGAAATTTGCCAATGAGCTTTTATATATCCCTTGCGTTGAGATCTTCAACAACCCTAAGGGCTTCTCCATGGAGGGCAGTGGAGAATTTGATCAACTAGCTAATCACATCATTACGCATGATGAGTTAGTCCGCAACATGAAGAAGAACTTGCAGTTCTTTGGTAATCCTACGTTACTTTCTTCCCGTCCCAAGACGGATCTGATGGAACCAGGGGGGACAGGGGATGGATCAGCTCAACGTCCTTCTATTGCTGCCAACTCAGGGTTCAATAGTATGTCGCCAATGTCGCGATCTACCTTTAAACAGGATCCTATTCAACGTGGTGTTGATGGACAGCTTCGTGTTCCAAGGGTCATTGCAAACCTGGAACCTAATGACCGAGTTGGTTATATTGTTCCTGATGCAATTTCAGGTGACCAAAATGCATTTGTACGGCAATACAGAGAAGAGATTCGTACTGCACTTGGAGGTGTAGATGAACTTTCAATCTCCGCAGGTGTTACTGCTACCGAATATAAAAGTTTGTTTGGTCGTGTTGCGGCCACCAGTAAAAAGAAAGCGAATTCGATTTATACGCATGGGCTCTGCCGATGCATGGAATTAATCATCTTTCAAGAGGAACAACTCTTTAGAGATACCTTGGCAGCAGCCGCAAAATTTGAAAAGCCAGTGACTCCTCAACCAGGAGCTGGCCCAGAAGAAATGCAGTTTTATCGTGAGGCGATGGATGAATATGACCAACGAGTAAATCAACTTATGATGGCATGCGTTAAAGCACAAATGATTCCACCTGGTGTTAGGGGACTAATACCAGATGGAGACATTACAATGCTTTGGCGTTGGCTTGGGCCGGTCTACGAAGAATCGACTCAAGATATCCTGAACAATTCAATTGTTGTAAGAAACTTGCAAGAATTGGGTGTTGATAGCATAGAAGCACTGAAATATCTTTTCCCTTCAAAAACAGAAGAGGAAAGAGCGGAGATGCTTTCAGGATTTCCGTTCAGGATGGTCAACGAGTTACAAGGTGCTTACAACCAATTTTCTCGTTTGATTGGGGGAATGATGCAGACCCCTCATCCACAATCTCCAGATTTGCCTATGGCAGCTGACCCGAGATTGGACCTTACTCCATATCTGTATCGAACACTAGAAGCATTACAAAAGGAGATGAGTTATGCAGGACGCTTCCGTCCAATCGATCCCACAGATGAGCCAGCCATCCGTGGCCCCGAGCAGTTACGTGGCGGCAGCTCCGGCAGCTCCGGTAGCGGCTCCTCAGGCAGCCCCGGCTCAGGTGGGAACGTACTTCCCCCAGGCGGTGCCCCAGGCGGCTCCAGCCTCGACTACCAGCTACCAATCAAACCCGTCAGCATTCGTCCCCCCTTCCCAGGGAATGGCGGATCAGGGGAACCCATGGGAATCGGCCTTCAACAAGGTGGTGAACCTACTGGGCAGTCCGGTGCAATCCCCGTTCCAGGGAGCACCATCACAGGCCCCGGCTCAGATTCCGGGTCAGTATACCCCGGCCAATTGGGGTCAAGCAACATCGACCCAACCCGACGCATCAACGAGCTGGGCTCAGCAGACCTCGCAAACAAGCCCGACCTCATACAGCAGCTATTCCCAAACTTCATCGATCAACTCCTTAGCCGACGTGGCGGATCTCCTTCAGTGGAGTCCGGAGAGTCAGATGGTGGTGGCGAACTACGGGACGGAAGCGCCAGCGATTCTAAACCAGTACGCACTAAACCTGGAAGGAATGCTGGACAGCGCGGTCGCGTGGGGAAACGAGGCAAGTAATACCCTGATGGGTTATGCCAACTTCTCCGTGAACGAGCATCGCGAGAACCTGGCTTACAACGAAATTCTTACTAATCCTGACATCTTGTCAGATTACACCTTGAATTTCTTTGGTCCTCAAGGTCCATATCCTGTCTACGAATCTGAAGCAGAATTAGCTACCCCTGGTTATCCAACTCAGCGGGTATCTAATGAGCAAATGATTCCTGGCGCAAACTTCCCTGCACCTCCACAGGCTGCTGCTCCTCAAGCTCCCCAAGATTTCTGGGGTTCTTTCAAGCAACAGATGGATCAAGATCCTACGCAAGCATGGCGTGTGATCAACCAGGCTTCACCTCAAGTGATGGCTAACAAACTCTTCGTGATGGAGTGATCCAATGCGTAACGCTTTGAAATATGGTATTCCTGCTGCTGCCGGTCTCGGCGCTGCAGGTCTTGTTGCCAGTCAAGGCGGGAATCCTGTTGAAGCCGGTGGCGCTGCTGTTGCTGCTGGCTTAGGGGGTGCTGCTGGTTTAGTAGCCGCCCGTCAACTTGCTGGTAAATACAATCCCCAGTTAATGCAACGCATTAGTGGAGCACTTAACAGGGCTGGTAATGCAGTAGGCGATTATGCTCGCGAACTTCCGGACGACAGCATCGTTCGCAAGCGTGGTGCTGGCATGGCAGCTGATGCTGTTTCTGCAATAGACAACCGTCTCATGGGTATTCCCGGAGAACGTAATGCTGCAATTCCTTTCCCAACTCAGGGAGTACAGCGCAACATCGGTAAAGCTGCCGCTGCTGGTCTAGTTCCAGCTTCTGCTGCTACCGCTGCCCTTGGTGGTGTTGCTGCAGGACAAGCAGTTGGTGCTGTTGGCCAGATGATTGGTATTGATCCAGAACTACCTGGTTCCAGCAATACAGTCAATTCCCGATTAAACATGCAAGGTATGAACTACCTTCCGATGTATTGATTAGCACTTAAAATATTTAAGACTGCTAAACTTTTATTTAGATAGGGTGATTGTTTTGCCCGAATCTTTCGTTTGACAAACTTACTATCCGTATACGGAGGATAAACACAAGTGTTTTTAGATAACGACTTTCCTAAGATTTTAGGTGCGGAACTATACCGTCCGCATCCCGCTTATGTCTGTGAAATGGCTGTTGAGCCTGTAGTCGTCCACGACTTCACCTCTCAGCCTGGCCAGACCGTGCAGCTGGACCGCTATAAGTTCTGGGGAACTCCTGGTACTAAGGATTCACGCGAGCGTATTGCTGACCAGACCATTGGTACAGCTAACAGCCGTAACATCACGAAGGAGAAAGTCCTCGTGGTGCTTAAGGAATACACCGGCCCTGCGGACCCAGGTGATCCTACCCAGCCTTCAACCTTTAAGATTGCTCGTGAGACTCTGGTCACCGCGCAGCGTTTGCTGCTCGACACTGGCAACCTGAACATGTTCCACCAGTCCATCGGTAGCTTGACGCTGCTCGATGACTATCGTCGTTGGCGTGACCGCGTCTTCATTGACGAACTTGCAAAAGCAGAAGCACAAGGTCAAGCTTCCAGCACCCAAGGTGGTTACTACTTCGCTGGTGACAAGGTTAAGGATTCAACTGGCCGTATTTCTTATACAGCTGCTGAGTACACTGCACAAGTCCAACAGTTCTCTGTTCGTACCGACCTTCTCGAAGTTGTAAAAGATCTTCGTAAGCGTAACGTACCTACCTTTGCTGATGGTCTGTATCGCTGTATTTGCGATCCTACCTTCATGATGCACTTGCGTCGTGACGAAGACTTCCGTGAGATTGCTCGCTACGCAGGCAATCCTGGACAAGGCATGTACATGGCTAACCCCATGATGCCTAACAACTCCAGCTTCTACATGGGTCCACAGGCTGGCCAAGGTTACTTCCTGGCTGGTGAACCTGTGATGCCTACTGGCGTTCAGTTTGAAGGCGTTAAGTTCTTCGAGTCAACCAACTTCCCCAACAAGTCAGTACAGACATCATTCGATGCTGGTGCTAACTACGCTGCTGAAGAAGTTGCACAAGGTTACTTCTTCGGTCCTCAGTCTGTTGGTGTCGGTATTGGCGGTCCTAACGCACAAGTACTCATCAACAACAATGATGACTTCTCGCGCTTCATCATTCTTATTTGGCAGTTGTATGCTGGTTTCGAGGTCTTGAACAAAGACTTCATCACAACTGCATTCAGCTACCTCTCCGATGACGGCGTGGTCTGATCATAAATAAGTTAACCTCTATCAAGAAAAATGGCATACTTATCTGCTAAGAAAATCTTCCCAGGTGATATGACTGAGCCCCTTAACGGGTGGTATCAGAACATTGACACCAACGGTGGATCCCAAAACAACGCCTCTGCGGCTGGCCCGACTTCTGTCTTGGCCAACCCCGGCTGGCAGTTCTATCAACTGCGTGGCTACGTGCCTGTCACCAATACTTCTGGTGCTGGTTATGTCACAGTGGGCGACGTTATCATTCCTTCTCCTTACAAGAATGATGATACTCGCGTCAACATCACCGGCATGACCGTGGTTGCTGATGCTGATCGTCCTGCTTACGTCTATCGCACTGCTGTTTCCGTAGCCTCTGGCTGGGGTGACGGACGTGTCTCCCTTGATGGCATCCAGACCTCTGGTGCTACTCAGGTAATCGGCTTCGGCCCTGGTACAGCTACTGCTCCTGTGAGTTTCTCAGGTGTAGTTGAAGGCGCTAACATCACTGCTGTTGCTAATGCGCTTCCTGCAGGTACTGGTGGTTTAGGTGCTTGTCCTCTGGACTCTACCATCGACTACGAAGTTCTTACTGCGAACACCAACTTCCGCGTCTATTCCAAGGCTCAGACTAACTCCACTGCCACTAACGGCGGTTGGGCTATCTCTGATGCTGACGCAGCTGCTGGTCGCGCTGGTTACATCCTTTGCGAAGTTTGCTTCGTACGTCAAGATGTTCCTGTCGATTACGACGAGCTTGAGCAGTATCTCCCCTACAAGATCGCTTCTAACTATCCTGGTTATTGATATTTAGGGTAACATGGGGCTAGTTAATAAAATAGCTAGTCCCAATGCTCTTTAAACACAATAAAACCGGTGTAAGGTTAAAGATTGTATCTGAATGGGATGAAGGCGATTGGTTCATGGTCGAAGACCAAGACGGTCGCATCTTCACTGTTTACAAGACAGAAATCGTTGAAGACAAGGAAGCATCTAAGAAGGTTAAAACTCTTCAAGTAAAAGATGCAGCCAAAGGCGATGAGCCTCGTAAATTTCCTACAGATGTTCGGCTTAATGTCAATGGAGCTACGGCTCAAATGATTGCCGATCATATCAAAGGAGTCGGTCTTAAAACTGCAAAAGAGATTAAGGATTTACAGCTTTCTTTGTCAGGCGAAAGGTTCACTAGCCTTGAGCAGTTAAAATCGATTCCTCGCGTAGATTGGGACTCAGTATTTGCAGCTGATCTAATCCGCGTCTAATGGTTAAGCCCCTGTAGGGGCTTTTCTATTATTTGTGCAGATTATAATTAACCAATACTGACGGTGCATTGTGCAGTTATCTGATTTCAATAAAAGCCGCGTCAGATATCATCTGGGGTATTACGTTACTAGTGTTCCAGCAGGTGACTATGCGCGGCTAGAAGAAGCTTTGAACTCTGTTCCTGATTCAGTGTTCAACGATAAGATCATTTATCAGATCAATCGTTGTGACGCTGCAGAGAAGAAGACACAGCTTGCTTCTTATGAGGATGACTTCACACCTCCAAGTACCAGAGTCGAAGGTATTGTGGGAGACGTTGATCGTACGATCCGATCCAGCAATGTCAAGGATGCTTTAAAAGTATGGGACGAAGTTTATCTGTATGAGACTAATCGTCTTGCACAGATTCTTTATGTTCCTAACTATAAAGATCCGTTCCAGGCACGTTATCGCTATGAACGTTCTGGAGCAGAATTTATCATGGCTCTACCAGGCCCAGCTGATACCGCAGTGGGCGCAAACCTTTACCTTCGCGTTAACTACAGATAGCCATGTCATTAGTAAATATCCTAAGAGGCGCATACAACGTTGCGCGGCCTGCTCTAAGAAGCACAGCTGTAGATACAATTACGAACCCTCAAACGTATATCCGTTTAGCTGATGACGTAACTAATACCCTTGGGAGAATGCTGCCTAAAGGATTTCAAGGAGCTGGCATCCAAAGGGCACCTATGAGTGTCTTGGGTCAAGTAGATGATATTGCCAAGATGGCCCCAGGTAGAGCTAGAGAAGTAGCTCGCGACCAGGCGGCAAGAAACTTTCGCATGGCAGGCAGGCTAGACGATGGCGTCCGACCTGTAGGCCAAGGACCATCAGGTGCCTTGAGAGCGCCCACTATCGGCTCTAAAGCACCCAGGCCAACCCCTGCAACCTCTGCTCCAAGTAGTTCATTACCAGGCTCTGGACCTTTACAACGAGATAATGAAGCAAGTCGTGCCTTGTTGCGTGAAGCAATTAAACAAAGAAGAGCTTTAACTCCGGCACAAAAAGCCGCTGGAGCAAGTGTACTTGCCGGAGGTGGTGCATTGACTGCATCTGAAATGGGTGCAGGCCAAGGTTTTACAGATCAAATCCAAGGAGCTTTAAATAATGTTGGCCCCGCAATTGATAATTTTGTTGGTGGATTGAACTTACCTTTCCAACAATGGGGTCGAAATCAAGAGAAAAGAGGCTTCGGATCTCTTCTTGATATGGCAACTGGCATAACAGGCGTTACAGGAATGCTTGGTCTTAATGATTTAATTCCTAACAGTAAACCTCTTACTCCTGCACAGATAGACGATATCAGAAAGAAAAATCCAGGCATTAATCTTCCTAGTCAAACACCAAGT